AAATACACTACCATCTTTAAGTGGTAATGGAATTTTAATTAACTCGCCAAATGTATTTTTTATTCGTTATATGAATGGTGATAAAAGAATTAAAGCATTACCTCAACCAAAAATATGTGCTTGTACTGCATTTGGTGTTGATCATTCGGAAGATGGTCAAGGATGGTCCGCGTTTTATGATTCTCAACCTGTGGCAACAAGAATATCTATGAATTTTCTAGAGTTAACCCCACTCTTTAGAGATGAAATGCAAAGTGCATTCCCCGCCGCCGATGATGTAGGTTACTAAAATGACATATTTCAGAAAACTACCAGATCTTCTATATCCAACTCTACGAAACGACAGATCTTCGTCACTGGATTATACTAAAATCAAAAATCTCTTTAAAAGAGCAAAACTTCGTGATGATTTTCTTAATATTTTTACTGCTTTTGAAAAATATAGCGTTATTGGTGATGATAGACCTGATGCTGTAGCAAATTTATTTTATAAAGATTCTGGATTTGATTGGCTAATTTTAGTTGTGAATAACATTCAAAATGTAAGAACAGAATGGCCTATGCCTCAAAGAGATTTCAATAATTTTATTAATGAGAAATATACCCCACAGCAATTAAGTCAGATACATCACTATGAAACTTCAGAACTTAGAAATAGTTTTGGAGAGTTGATCATGCCTAGGGGTCTCATTGTAGATTCAAATTTTACTTTCAAGTATATGGATGATGGGATACAAAAAACCTATAGTTCTTTAGTTTCAGTAAGCAACTTTGATTATGAGAATGTGATTAATGAGGATAAAAGAAATATTATTATATTAAAATCAGAATATACTCGTATTGTTGAGAAAGATTTAAAGAAATTATTTACATATGACACTTCATCTGAATTTGTAAATCAAAGAACAATCAAGACTTATAATCCAAGAACCTTTGGGTAAAAAAAATTGGCGAGAAAAATTTTCCCGCCTTTTTTAGTTTAAAGATTCAATTTGGAATCACTCCTCAGCAAGACGCTGGAAGTATGCCATTGTATCATCCTCTTCTTCTTCCACGACAGGAGTTTTTTCAAATGACCTGGTGGCTTGGCGATGATCATCTTCATCTTCAAAAGACTCGTCTACCTTTTTCAAAGAAACTTTATTGCCAAGAACAGAATCAAATCGAGTCTTAAGTTGATCATAAGACTTGAATGAATCTACGTTTGTAAATTCTTTAAGAGAGTGACACTGTTTCCAAATCTTTTCTAGATCTTCATCATCCAAACCTGCAAGAGTGCCCGAAGTTTCAAATTCAGATTTATCATAGTTTGGATAACCATCTGCCATACGAACTTTCAGTTTGAAGTTGGCACCAGACCAAAGATCAAATGCATCTTTGGGTGATTCATCTTCAAATTCAGGTTTTAGAGCACTAGTAATCTTTTCAAAGATTTTCTTACCATACTTGAATAGAAATACTTTACCCTCATTTTCAGGGTGAGCAGGGTCTTTCACAACATAGATGTTGGAATAGTATGACAACTTACGCTTGCGATTGCGAACAGTATCTTGATCAGTCTTACTACCAGTTGCCCACAGTTTACTGTTTTCTTCACAAACAGGACATTTAGCACCAAGAGTTGTCAAGCAACCATCAATAAACCAACCACCAGTTCCCTGAAATGCGTGACTAAAAACTTGAACATATTGGTCATCTTCTCCATTAGGTGCAGGAAGAAAACGAATTACTGCATAACCATTACCAGTTTTATCTCGTTCAATTTTCCAAAGACGATCATCTTGATTCGATGACCCCTTATTAACTTTTTCTACCTCTTTAAGTAACTTTGCAGTCAAGTTACCAAGTTTTGATTGTTTTTTGAGTTCAGCAAAAGACATTTGATTCTCCGTGTACGATGTGTGCGATGTGTTGTACTTGTTTATTTTACCAGATCAGGTGTCGATTGTCAACACCCTGTCACGAATTATTTTTTTGAATTGATCCGTGTCAATATTTAGAAACGGATTGTACTTCCTTATTTTTAAACTTACAGACTCCCATACAGGATCTAATAGTTTTTTGTCAAAATTATTCCCGAACAGGAATATTCTATCACATATCACTAGGGTTTCTATACTAATCTTCCCGCTCAGGAAATTTTTTAGAATGATTGGATGTGTTCCATTCTTACATATAAAAATTTCATTAAAGTCATTTTCAGAAAATATACTAGTTACCTCTTCAGTAAATTGATATCGTAAACTTTCAATTCTTTTTTTCCAATTCTTATAATTGGTTTCTCCAGATTGAATAATTGCACCAACCCATAGTCTTTGAGGATCGTTACATTCAATAAAGTTAGAGACAAAGTATTCTAAAATTTCTTCTTTAGACTTCTGTCTTGAAATTTTTTCAAAAAAATATCTATCCTTTCTTTTATGAAATGCAGTAATTGTAGTTCTTCCTTTTCCACCATACTTAAAGTAATCGTATGAATCTTTGGTAAAATGATTTTTTAATGCCAGATAACAACAATATACTTCAAACGGCGTCATATAGGAAGTTTTGCCTTAGATGTTTTTTTCAAATAATTAAGATTCATTGCTTCACACCTAAGTCGTTCTTTCAATGGTTTTGAAAGAAGTTTAGAGATAGTATCAATCTCAATTGTATTTTCATCACAATACTGAACAATGGATTCAATGTATGTAAGTTCATTCTCTCTCACAATTTCTTCTATGTCAGAAGAAAACTTTGCCTGACTCATAAATTTTTCCTGTAATGCATTTTCAATTTCATTTTCCATAGAGTTCTAACTTATCTGAAACAAATTGTTTAATATATTGTGTCAATAGCTTAATATAATACATTTTATCTCTTTTGTCAAATATTTTCACAACACCATCAGGAGTTACCATAATAGTAATTAATTTTTTGACTGGAATACCAGTCATTTCAAAATACATACATGCATATGCAACTTCCTGAACAAAGTATTGTTCAATCCAATCTTCACGTTTGATTTTTGCAGAGGTTTTAAAGTCTATAACTGCAAGTTCACCTTCATATTCTGCAATACAATCTACTCTTCCTGCAATTCCAAGAACATCACTGAACATAGATCGTTCAATAGCATGTACCAATCCAATCTTATCTAGATATGGTTTGACAGCATCAAACATTATCATAGATTGTGAATCGTATTCTTCTTTTAATTTATTTTCTAGATAATCTTGGCAGACTTCATGGAATTTTGTTCCACGAGTTGTTGCAGTTTTACAAATACGATTTGCTTCTTGTTCGCCAACTCTCTGTCGCCATTCAGCAAAAAATTCACGATTCTTATGAGAAGTGACCGATGTAATTGATGGATTGGCAGATCCTGATGGGGTATCATAAAACCGAATGCCATCAATTTCTCTGGATTTTAATTCAATATCACCAAGGTGATTTACATGTTTAAACATCAATATCCCAAATTAATTTTGTTTACAAGATAAGACTTAACAAGTCCAGAACGAACAATATCATCAATACCAAATTCAATACACTCAAACTCAGGCATTGCCATTAAAATTTTAGTAAAATCCATAATACCATTTCGTTCACTTTGTTTTACAAGATCTGATTGCATAATATCACCACAGAACATGATCTTACAATCCTCACCAATACGAGTAATGATTGAATCTAACTCATGAAAGTTAAGATTCCGACATTCATCTACAATAATAATTGATTGATCGAAGGTTGTTCCCCTAAGAAAAGATGTACTCCAAAAACTAATCGTTTCTTGTGCCTTAAGATTGCCATAAAGCATTTCAAACGAAGGATCATCTGGCATTTGAAACATATACTTTACCATTTTCTTATATGGAATTTGGTAAAGGGATGACTTGTCTTCATGGTCTCCAGGAAGAAAACCAATTTCTCTAGTGGATACAAGAGATCTTACAATATAAATTTTATCATAAGGTGTGGTTTCATCTAAAACATCCTTAAGGGCATTATAGAGTGTGATAAAAGTTTTACCAGTTCCTGCAGCACCATATGCAAATATCATCTTACCTTCGTCATATAGATCAAATAGACGTTTTTGATTTTCAGTAAGTGGAACAATATCAAGTAACATATCAGAGTTAATTGGTTGTTTCCTCTTCATTTGCTTGGCGCTTACACCAATACCAACTGAAGCAGATGTATCTCTTCTTTTTCTAGCAGCCATAATATTCTATAGTGTTTGAATGTTTGAACCAGGCATCATCTTAGCACGACGCAAAACATCGTTCCAACCGGGATGAGATTTCTTTAATTTGTTTTGCCAATCTCCTACTTCTCCTATTGAAGCAACTCCTTGAGACCAATCCTTATCCCAATCTAAATTTTCTTTTCTCCATTGAGTATACACTTCAACTGTCATGGAGAGTTCTTGTGCCTCTCCTGTCTTTAAATTTTTAACTGGGTACAATGGCAATGTTCAATCCTCCACACATTCTGTTACAGGTTCACTCCCCTGATATTGATATTTAGACTGGAATTCTTTTTTCATTTGTGATCGGAGTTTTTGATAAAAATTTAAAATGTCATGATTGTTATTGTAAACAAGTCCACAATCTTTTGCTAAATCAAGTACTTCTTGATTATTCATTAGTCTATCCTCAAAGCTGGTTGTACATCATCACAATTACAATCTTCACAAGTCCACCCTAATGCCTCAGAAACATTTGGAAAGACACAATAAAAAATATCTTTTACATTTTTTACAATATCTATGTGTTCTTTCTGAGTTCCATGAGAAGAACGAAGATTGATATAATGTATCCAAGATCTACACGAACCGCTCATGTAGAGCCTTGTAGGGGTCGCTAAGGGCAGTACAAAGCGAGCACACTCTTTTGCTACTCCTTGGCTCAAAAGAAAGTTATATGTATCCTGGGCATCCCTAAACAAATCAATGATCATTTTGTTCATAACAAACACTTTTTCTTCTTCTAAATCATCAGTGGAGTTCTGACGATTCTTTGTGTCTTGCCTACGAAGTTCTGGAACCGGAATAGTGTCCCCCAAAAGATTTGTGTCTGCATACCTTTGAGAGAACTCTTGGAATGTGAAACTTCTATGCCGTAATATTTGTGCAGCAATACCACGATTAGTTTCAATCTCAAGAGTCATAAAAGACTGTTCAAACACAGACCAATGGTTATGCTTAATGCAATAAGCAAGTAACTTAGCATAGTTTTCGTTGTTTTGATTTGCAGGATTACTAACTCTAGCAATATATGCCATTGTTTTTTCTGCATCAGGTGTCACGCTAATTAATTTTACTTGTTGACTCATAATTTTTAGGTAATAAAAAATCCCTAGTCCTATTATAGACTAGGGATATGTATTTGTCAAGGAGATATTACTTAGTATATCCTTCACGCATTAAATAACCACGAATAATATTACGAGATTCTTTTTTTATTGGTGAAGTGGTTCCAGCAGGTTTTATTGGTGGAGTGGTTCCAACTGCACCAACTCCACCAGCTTTGGCTAAGGCTGAAACTGCCCCACTAGCAACAATTTTATCTGCTCTTGCTTGTTGATCTGTTGGAGAATTGCCAGTTTGATAACCAAAAGTTTTATCCATTAAAGGATTTCTGGTTCCAACTGTTTTTGCTTTTCTTTCTTCTGGGCTTCCATACTTTAATGCGCTAATATTTTTTCCAGTTTCAGTAGCACCTTTCATATCTTTAGCTGCTATTTGCTTATTATAAACATCCATACCACCTTTAATCTTATCAGCAGTTGATGCTGTTGCCGAAGAGGTATTGGCTGGGATTGGAGCTGTTGGAGGGGTAGTTGTAGTTGGTGCAGTTTGTGGAGGAGGAAGAACAGGGGCTGGGGGTGGAGTTGCCGATGCAGGAGTTCCGGGTTTAGTTAAATTTAATTTACCTTGAGCAATTATTTGAGCAACTGTTTGATTCTTTTTTGCTTTTGCTGCTTCCCCACCACCAGCAACAAATGCAGATCTTTCTAGAGCGGTCAATTCAGATTCAGTAAGTTCTTGAGAAGTATATAAAGTATTATATGCTTCTGTTAATTTTTTAATAGATTCGCTCATGAATACTGCCTTTTAAATGTTATTTATATTGATTGTTATTCAACCCATTCCAAAAGGATTATTCATTCTTCTACTTACAACATCAGGTTTTGGTTTTGGTGTTGGTGTTGGTTTTGGTGTTGGGGCACTCCCATACCCAGGAAGTTTTTGTGTAGTTGCAGATTTGTTACTAATACCTAAACCTTTGGTGTATGCCTGTGTACTTTTCAATGCAGTTCTATATTCAGTTTTTGCTGCTTTTTGTTCTGCTTCTTTAGAAAATCTACCAAGATTAAGTGCTCTACCAATTCCACCAGCTAAACTTGTATCCCTAGATGCAATCGAAGGTCTAGCGAGATAAACTGCTTTACCACCCTTATATGCAAGATCTCCTACACGTTGCTGTCCTGTTTTAGGATCACGAACTAGTTGAGTTGATGCAAGTTTAACAGTTTTACCTTTAGTGGTAAGAGTTCCTGCTTTAGTATCAACCTTTGCAGGTCCACCAAGTCCAGTTAATGCAGAACCTTTTTTTGTACCATAGGCAGTGGATGCGTTTCTTGCATCTCGGGTATACATTGTTTGTTGTGCTCTGGCAATACCTGTCATTCCTTGCCCACTTTGAATTGCTTTATTTTCCAATTCTTTTGATTGTTGTAGCCGAGTAATACCAGTTGCATCTTTAAATGCCTTGTATTGCTTTGGTGCATACGTCTTAGCGACATCCCTACCAATATCGGCGGCTACAAATCCATAACCTACTGGACCTGGAATAGCAGATCCATATCCCAATACTGCACCAGTGGTATCACCACTTGCTGCTGCAAGTGATCCCTTTGTAATTCCATAGGCTTGCTGAAGTCCAGGTACAAATCTGGCAAGTTTTGGTGCAAGTTTTGGTGCAAGTTTTTGTAGAACTTGTTTTTGAACGCCAGGAACTGCAGATGAAAGTCTGCGTGATCCTTGAGCAGCAAGTATAGTATCTGTTGCAGCACCACCATAATCACCTCTAGATGCTGCATCGACTGCACTATAAGCACTATAAGCACCAAATCCCTTTCTAACAGCACCAACTCCCTTTCTAGTTGAATTTGGTTGACCTGGAATTACTTGATTGGAACCTCCAGCACGAGTGCCTGAACCTGCTTTAGGTGGAACATTCGTGCCAGGTTTAGTAGTTGAATTTGGTTGACCTGGAATTACTTGATTGGAACCTCCAGCACGAGTGCTTGAACCTGCTTTAGGTGGGACATTTGGTGCTGTGAATTTTTGATTACCAAGTCCAGCTGCTTTATTTTGACTAGCCTTCATAGCATCATCGATGGCTTTCTGTAGTCTTGCTTTCTCAGCAGGATCTGTTGCGCCAGCAAGTTTCCTTTTAAACTGTACAATCTTATTACCAGCTTCAGTTGCTTCGTTTAAAAATTCCCTAAAGGACTTCATTGTAGTTCTTCATCTTCTTCTGTATAGTATTTATCCAGAAGACTACTTACGACCTTTTCATTTCCATCCATAATACGCACCTCATAAATGGAAGATCGCATATACTTTCTGACTTTTTTATATTGCTTCTTAATGACTGCAATATGGTCAGAATTCAATTCAACTCTTAACTCAGCGTTTTCTACGTTCTTGTTTTGGTTGCTCTCCGTAGATTCTTGAATTTGATTTTCCTTTGGTCCATTTAAAAGACTTGATTCCATTTCCAATTCTGTCATAATAACTATCAAAGATTTTTACTGATTTGTATGTTCTCACAATATCATAACAAATATTACCCTGATATTCATAGGTAACAATGTATGAGTCTGTGGGAAGAGTTTCATCTTCTGCTTGAATTGGATCACAGTTTTGAAATAAAATTGTAACCCCATCTTTTTTAACTTGTGTCTTAGCCTCTTCGGTCCACATTAATTCAATCGGGAGATCTGTTGACTCCCCAGACAATGGTAGGGAAGGCTTCTGCAACAGTGTTTTGGGTGATTCGATATTTTTTTCCAAGTTCCTTTTCCTTTACTAAACATAAGATTTCTGCTTCCGATTCGTGCAAACCTTCAAGCATTTGAATAAACATAAATTCTTTCTTTGTAGAAGATAGATCATAGTTGCCTCCTTCTACAAAGTTATGAAACATGCGAGCCTGTTGTTCTAAACGAGTATGTTCTGTTCCGGCAGGAGCATCGTTTTTATTATAAGGAACCTCTCCAGCAGGAATGCAACTTTTAATTTGCGGATCAAAATTCCAAATCAAAAGTTTCTTTAGAGCAGGAGTTTCGTTATCTCTGAGAATTTGGGCTTTCTCCTGCTTCGTTTTTGCGTTGTGTACTTTTTGTAGAATTTCTGAAATAAGAGGATTTTTTGGTAGGTTGTTCATATCAGTTTAAATAAAAATTAAATTTCTTCTAATGGTTCTGGATATTCATCACTGTAGTTATCAAAATTGAAAGCAATTAATCCTTCTGTTAATAGATTCCCATCTTCATCATACATCTCTGGATGCATGGATAGTTTAGAGTCAATACGTTTCTTAATATAATCTTTAAGAACCCAAACAGATAATGCTCCAACGATGAAAAACAAAAGTGAGAACATAACACTAAATGTAAGTGTAACGATTGTGAGGTCCATAGATGTTTTTCTATACTTGAGGTTTCCTTACATCAAAAGAAAATTCAAAATAAATTGTAAATTCTCTTGTAAATAATGAAAGCATTTTTTCAAATTGTAATAGTATGATGTTTGCTTTTTTCGAAGGTTCTTTTCTCCGACTAAGTATGAGTTCTATGCCTTTATTTAGCTGCAACTTTCCTTTTCGTATATGGGCGTCTTTTTCTTTTTGCCGCTTCGTATTGTCGTCCATTTTCAATTAATCCCTCAAGATACTCTTTTATTTTTCTAACTTCTGGTTTAGTATGATCTGGATATGCCTCTCGAAGAAATGAGTTTCCCCCTTTCAAGAAATCATCAAATTCTTCAATTTGAAATTTTAATGTGGAAATAAATGAACAGGAATTGAACTCTCCCATAACCTTGGCAGAAATGTGTTCAGAAGAAAGATACTTATAAAAATTAAAAGTAAACTTTTTTTTGATGATCACATCTTCAAGTACATGATTGAGAATGTCAATAATTTCTTCACATTCTACCATCAGATTACTTTTTGTTCTCGCAACCATTGAATCGTCTCCTGGCAACCGCCTATAGGTGTATTGTCATAAATGACACGAGGAAATGTGGATCCCTCACCAAACTCATCATAGAATGCTTCTCGCGTAAAGTCAACCCCCAGTTTGTAAACCACATAATTTTGTTCAGTCAGTTTTAAAACCTGCGTAATTTTATCACAGTATGGACATCCATCTTTAGAATAGATTGTAAAATATTTCATTTAGATTCATCTTTGTATATATTGTACTTCAAATTTTTAAGTTTGTCAATAGCTTTGGGTGCTGGGGGTCTATAAAGACCAGGCCAGGTGTCCCTTATAATTTCTGCAAGTTTATAAGGTGTTGTAGACGTAATCATGATGCGTCATTCCTTCTTGGACGATAACTATAAAGATTCGTAGGCTTATCAGGTCTGATCCATTCTAATATTCTATCAAAATTATCTTCATTATAAAACTCTTGTTGAACATACCATAACTTCCAATTTTCATGTCCCTTTGATTGGTTGCAGGAATGGCAACATGTCACTAGATTTGTTTTAAGATCCAATCCACCCTTACATTGAGGAACCACATGGTCTAATGTTAGGGTATCTTCAGATTCACAATAAGCACATTTATGATTCCAACTTTCTTTTATTTGTTTTCTCCATAATCGTTTCGCATCTGATTTACTTGTAGTCTGTAAATTAAACAAGTAGTCCTGAGGCGACTGAAAAGGAGTCATAAGTACTTGCGACTTATGAATATTTAGATATGAAAAAATCTTTTCTCTATCAGTTAAATACCTCTTTTCAATACTGTCATTTTCGGTTGCTTGCATTCTAACATATCAACCATATATTGACAAGCCTTATCGGGCATGGTGTGATCGCCACAGGTAAAAATATCAACAGCAGCATACTGTTTCTCTGGCCAAGTGTGAATAGAGATGTGACTTTCTGCTAGTAAACACACTGCTGTGATGCCCTGTGGTGTAAACTCATACTTAATCTCTTCAATTAATGTAGCATTGGCATGTTTTATTGCCTGCCTCAATGAAGCACTAATAAATTCTGAGTCATTAAGAAGATCTGAATTACATTCACATAGTTCAGCGATATGATGTACCCCCAGAACTTCTTCTGTCATTGCTGTGTCTCTTATACTGTTAGGTATTTAGATAAAAAAAAGACCCCGAAGGGTCTTATGAAATCAAAGAGCATTTCCTCGTGGCAATACTTCTTCAGGGAAGATAAAGTTCTCATGAGGTTGGTCGGTAGGAGCCATCCAAGCACGTAGTCCCTCATTTAAAAGTATATTCTTCGTGTAAAAAGTTTCGAATTCCGGATCTTCAGCAGCACGAATCTCCTGACTCACAAAGTCATAAGCCCTCAAATTAAAAGCAAGACCAATAATACCAATAGAAGAGGTCCAAAGACCCATGACAGGAACAAATAACATAAAGAAATGCAACCAACGCTTATTGCTAAACGCGATACCAAATATCTGCGACCAGAATCGGTTCGCAGTAACCATCGAATAAGTCTCTTCTTCTTGCGTAGGTTCAAATGCTTTGAAAGTGTTTGCTTGTTCACTGTCTTCAAATAAAGTGTTTTCTACAGTTGCTCCGTGAATCGCACAGAGCAGTGCCC